AACAGCTGGAGCAGCAGGGGAAGTACCTCAAGACTTGTTTGTAGGTGGGGGTGTTGGTAGCAGCACTGCAAACACTGATAAGTCTATTCTGATATTCAAAGGTCTTTCAGCAAACAACTTAGGAACTAATAATACTAAGGCGTTGACTGTGCAGACTGACAAGAGCACAGCTGATGGTACCAAGCAGAACATAGTTTTCAGCTTGAATCAGAACCTAATAGACTTGAACAATGCTGATAACAGCACATCAGAGTTCTTGTCTGAGACTGGGGGTAAGAATCCTTTGAACTTAAGTACTTCTGCTATAGACGGAACACTCATTGTAACAAAAGGTGGTACTGGGGCAACTACATTCACAGACGGTGGATTGCTTATAGGTAATGGCACAGGAGTTATTCAATCTACATCTGTATTCCAATCAGGAAGCTTACTTGTAGGAGCTGGAGGTACTAGTGCACCTAATGAGCTTGTAGTAGGTACTAACGGTCAAGTGCTAATAGCAGATAGTGGTGCATCTACAGGTTTGAGGTGGGGACAGCCTACAATCTCAGCAACTACGTTTACAGGAAATATTACTACTTCCAACAACCACGTAATACTTGGGACAGGATATCTCAAAGGAGGAACTGGTGGTGGAGGTGTATCCTTGAACACAAGTACTAACTATGCATACATAGGATCTGGAACAAAGTATTTCAACAATACTCTGAACGTAGATGGTTCTATAAGCCTAGGATCTTCTCTTGGAAATGTAGCACAGACTATCAAGAACAATAATTGTAGCTCAGGTGCATCCCCAGCTCTTACTATAGAAGGCTCTAATAACCTGAGTAACTCTAGTGGTGGAGCAGTAAACATTACAGGTGGTGCTGGTCAGCTAAATAGCGATGGAGGTAACATTACTATCTCTTCAGGACTTGGTGCTGGAACAGGGAATGACGGAAGTGTAGTACTTAAATCAGGTGCTACTAACGGACTTGTAATAGATACTAACCAAGACGTTAGCATACCGAACGGTCAACTCAGGCTTGAGCAGGCTGAACCTATTGCAGTTAGAGGTGCTACGAGTGTGATACAAACTACGAGCTTAACTACTGGTGTAACCTTGAACTCTAGTGCGGGAGTTATTACTCTTCACGCTACTGCATTGGGTGGGCATGATAGCTCTTACTTCACTCTTACGAATAGTGTAATAAACGTCAGATCTATTATAATGCTTACTACAGAAGTAAGCAGCTCAGAATCAAGCGGTGCTGGACTTGTAGCTCAAGTTGCGAACAGAGCTGCTGGTAGCTGTGAGATCAGGGTAAGTAATACTGGTAATGCTTCAACTAGTACCAACCACTCAGTTCACTTTTTCATTGTGAACGAAGTAGTGTAAATTTGTAAAAACCGACAAACCTATATACCATGGCTAAACTAGCTAAATTCAAAGCATCTAACAGATCTCTGTTAAACCTCTACAAAGGACTTGAGGCAGTAAAATCAATCAAAGGAGCACGCTTCGCTGTACTGGTTGGGAAGAACATTAAAGAGCTGCGTAATATTCTTGATCCTCTCGAACAAGCCGCAGTTCCAGGTCTTGAGTTCCAAGAGCTTTCTGTTGAGATGCAAAAGTACATTGAGGAGGAGAATCAAGAAGCTATTGAAAAGCTTGAGGCGGATAACACTGAGCTCATTGATCAGCGTAAGAAGCAGCTTGCTGATGTAGAGACATTGCTTGACAATGAGATTGAAGTTCAGCTTCATCCTATTCGGGAAGATCAACTTCCTGAGGATATCACAGGGGAGCAGGTAGAGAAGCTCCTACAACTAATAACCTAATGGGTACAATCAATACAAGAATATCTATTCGCTCTAGCAATACGTTTCGCAACACTATCTCTCAAAGGCACGACAGAACTTTTTCTGTTGAGCCTAGAGTAGATAATGGAACTAGGATAATTACGGCTATCACTACAGGAACTGCACAGACTCTTATAGAAGGAGCTAATTACTACGATGCTGCAGAAACAGGTGCTACAGCTAATCAGGTATACGTATTCATACGGAATACCTCAGGTGTAGCAGGCAAAGTAATTTATGTAAAGTTTCTGAATGGGTCTACTAACATGCAGCCTATTACTCTCAATGCTGGAGAATTCACAATGTTCCCTTGGAATTGCGCATCATCAAATGATGACATCGAAGTGTTCTCAAACGATGCCAATGGTGTTAAAGTCGAATACATCGTATCCCCAATGCAATGAACAAGAAGTTACGCGATACAAAGGTTGGACAGTGGCTCAAAGAAAAGGCCCCCTCTGTCCTCGATGTGGTCGGAGATGTACTTCCCGACCGCGGCGTATTAGGCGTAATTAAAAATCTTGTAGATAAGGACCCAACCTTAGATAGCGAAAGCTTCAAGGCAGTAATGGATGCAGAAATAAAAGCTCAAGAAAATGTTACAAAGAGATGGGAAGCCGATGCCAAAAGCGATGTCAAACTGGCTAAGCTTATACGGCCTATTATGCTTGTCCTTTTGTGTTTATTTTTTATGGTCATGATGATTTGGGAAGGTGTTGACCCAAACTTCAAACCTCCTGAAAGCTATATAAGCTTACTTGAAATACTAATGCTTACAGTATTCGGGGCATACTTCGCAGGCAGAACAGTTGAAAAAGTAAGAAAATGAAAGATCCAAAAACAATGATTACTACAGCTGCAGGGCTGCTAGTTGTAGGTATAGGTACATGGCTTATTACTACTACTGCTGATAGCACTGTAGGGATGGCTACAGTAGATAAAGACATTGAGACTATAGCTGCTCAGATAGAGGATATTAAAGAAGACTTACAAGACCTTGAAAATGACATAGATAGGTTAAAGACTAAGTCTCATGATCATGATAAACGAGGAAACGTAGTAAAATGAGCGAAGAAGATGACATCAGCTTCTTGAATCCAGATAGGTTGAAGAAGACAGAAGAGAAGCTAGAGAGCGGTGAAATAACCTGCAACATAGATAATCCTGAGGAATGTGAAAATTGTAGCGGATGACTATTGAAGATATAAAGGACTTTATCGGGGAAAGACCTGGTTATCTCAAGAAGAGCGCAAGTATTCTGTCTGAAAGATTAGAAGCACCTATAGAAGAGTGTGAGACAGCACTGTACGAAGCTAGAAAGCTAGCTCGTGAGGAAGTCAATGATAACGCTAATGACAGCGTGATTACTGAGTTCCAGCAGTATTTGAATAAGAATGATATAAAGTCCGAAGACGTAGCAAGCGTTAAGTTCTGGCAAACAGTATCAGGTAAACAGAGATTCTCTGTAGTTACTAAGGGAGAGTCTGTAAGCGTTCACTCTATCAAGAAAGAGATAGAGGACTTTGCAGCATCAATAGGTCCTAAGGTATCTAGAATGGCTTATAAGGAGGTTTTAGAACCTATTGCTTATGAGATATCCTTACCTGATATACACTATGGTAAGTTGCACAATAGATCTTTGGATCAAATTGAAGACGATTACATAAGCGTAGTGCAGGAGCTTGTACATAAAGCTGCAGGTCTAGAGATAGACAAGTTCATACTACCGATAGGTAATGACGGTATGAACTCTGAAGGACTGAGAAGAACAACAACTAAGGGTACACCTGCTGAGGATTCAGCTGGGTGGAAAGACACCTTTAGAGGATACTGGCTCTTGATGGTTAAAGCAATAGACTACCTGAAAGAAATAGCACCTGTAGATGTAATTGTCATCTCTGGTAATCATGACTTCGAGCGTATGTTCTACGCAGGAGATGTGCTATCAGGATGGTACAGAGAAGATGAAAACGTGGAAGTAGACAACACATATGAAAGTAGGAAGTACTATCAGTATGGAAAGAACATGTTGATGTTTACCCATGGGGACAAAGAGAAGCCTGCAGATATGCCTCTGATTATGGCGACGGAGCAACCGAAGATGTTTGCTGATACTTCTCACAGAGAAGTTCATTGCGGACACCTTCATAAAGAGATGGTGAATGAATACAGAGGTATTAAAGTCAGGTTCATACCATCTATTTGTCCTAACGATGACTGGCACAAGCAGATGGGGTACGAAGCTAAACGAGCAGGACAAGCATATATATGGAATAAGCAAACTGGACTTGAAGGATATCTACAAGCAAATGTTAGAATTTGACGATACAGAAGACGAAGATCTCGTAACCTCTTTGGAAGAAGAGATAGAGATATTGGATGAAGCATACCGCAATGCTTACAAGGTAATCACAGGTGAACTATCTGTGCAGGAACTCCTTGATGAAGCTGAGGATATGATCTTTCTTCCCTTCGATCCTAGTGTCCCAGATACTTTCATGATGGTTGCAGATGATATGATACAATACTTCGAAGATGCAGAAGAGTACGAGAAGTGCTCTGAAATCGTGAAGATTAAAACAAGGCTAGATGACGCTGGATGAAATAGCATACAACCTACTAAACCTGGTACGCGGGGGACGGAGTAGTAATGATGAGAACATATCTCTTAGTCAGATAAAGTTCAACATCAAGCATTACCGTGCGATGTTTATTCGCAGGGATTACAACCGTAATGGGTATGTATCAAAAACAATAGAGCAAGACCTTGGATGTCTGAAGATCAAGCAGGTAGATGCTTCTAAGTGCTGTGACCTACCTCCTACTTGTGTAGTATACAGGACAGTAGATAAGCTTCCTCGCACGATACGCTTCAACTTTAAAGATGCATTTACTTTCATAGGTAAACCTGATGGCACAGGTACTATCCCAAGAGTAGAGCCTTATGAGGTAGAATACTTGGAGTACGATAAATACACAAAAGGTAATACTAAATATTACGTAATTGATGAGTATATTTACGTGTATAGACCTAAAGGTTTAGAAGCTATAAATGTTAGGGGAGTATTCGAGGACCCTGAAGAGGTATTTAACTTTAATACCTGTAATGATGGTCCTTGTTATGATCCCCAATCTCCGTACCCACTACCCGCGGATATGGTAGCTCAGATAAACCAGGGTATAATAGCAGGTGAACTTAGGATGCTGGCAGGTTCATTCCCTGACACAGAGAACGATAAACAGCAAGACAAAACTCCTATACAGTAAATCAATGGCTAAGAAACCAGGCCTGTGGGCAAACATACATGCTAAGCGTAAAAGAATCGCAAGAGGTTCAGGAGAACAGATGCGCAGTAAAGGTGACAAAGGAGCACCTACAGAAGAGAACATTAAAAGATCTCAAGCTAGGACTGGGGCATGGACTCGTAAATCTGGGAAGAATCCTAGTGGAGGACTGAACGAAAGAGGTCGTAAGTCTTATGAGCGTGAGAATCCTGGCTCTAACCTTCAAGCTCCGCAGCCTGAAGGTGGGAGTAGGAAGAAGTCTTTCTGCTCACGCATGTGTGGGATGAAGAAAAAGAAAACAGGAAAAGAGGGTCAAAGAGATCCTGACTCAAGAATTAATAAAGCGCTTCGTAAATGGAAGTGTAGATGCTCATGATTCCAGATAATATTACACACTTTGAGTTTTTAATGGTTGCGGGGGCACTCATAGGTACTTGGATAAAGCATCAGAATGACTATGCTTCATTGAAAAGTAGAGTCAAAACACTAGAGTTAAAAGATGATGAGAATAACACTATACTGAAGCAACTAGCTTCAGACATAGCTGAGATTAAACTCCTTCTAGCTCGTAAACAAATAGATACGTAATCATGCCTACTACTACAGTGAAGAATGTAATTTCTTCAAACAACATAACCTCAGATCCGT